CCTGTTGCTGATGCAACTGCTTGCCCTTCTGCTTTCGCAATACGGCTGTCAATAGCTGAATTTAATTCATCTAATTGCTTTTTGATTTCTTCTGTCATCTTATTTTGACTTAATTTGATTGTTTAAATATGAAAATATTTCGGAAATCTCCATCTGTTTAACTTCCGGCACGGTGACAATTTCTGCCGGCCGTGTGGTAACATCAATAAACAATGATTTCAATTTCATCAACTCACTCTCAATTGCGTATCCTAATTCATCAGATACGTTTTCTTTCTTGATCATCTTTGCCAACACATCGAAACGTTTTGCCAATAATTCCTGATCAATTTCACCCTTTGCATCGGTAATCAATGCCATTGGATTTGCTGCCAATGTAACGCATGAAATTTCGTACAATTTTACTTCTTTTAATTCACGCACTCCATCTGAACGATATGATTTCACGATTGGCATAATACCAACTGAATTTTCGGTGATCACACCATTTTTCATCAATAACAAAACATCCTCACCCATTCGTGTTTTTGGAACCTCAGCCACGAAATAAAGGCCGGTGCCATCCTCACGTAATTCCGTGAATTTACCTAATGGCTGATCGATTCTATGTTGATTGCAATATCTAACACGTGAACCGTTTTCCTTTAACGTTTTGCTGTATGCTCCGGCCAATATGATGTCATTGTCTGAATCAATATTACCGAAAATTGAACCATAGCCGGAAACGATGCCGTTTGCCTCATCTATGTCTTCAATCCCAATCGATGTTTGTTTGTAAATCATAACCTATCTTTTGCCCAAAATTAGTCAAATTGCTAATTAGAAAACCAACTCAAAAAAAATATTATGCCAAATCTCCTCCATCTATTTCATTGCGAACATTTGGTTGTATAAACACTAATATTTCACCATTAGCATTTTTTAATGCCTCAATCAATCCTGCCTCTCCTAATGCATTAAAATAATTTAATGGATTTTCTGCATTTGGATGCAATTTTCTGTATTGATCAACTAATTCGAATAATTCTGTCATTTCTTGATTTGTTTGATTAGGTCATCGAGCAATTTGATTGATTGCTCGTATTCAATTGGAAATAATTCTTTAAATACGGGATTACCTACATATTTGTTTTCAAATGCATGGGCCAACATTTCCATTGCTTGCATATTTTTGCCATATGATCCCTTATAATAAGCATTTGCATGGCCCCATCCAATTTGATTTTTAGTCAATGCACCAAAATAATCTGCTGTCGATGCTAACATTTCACTAAATTGTCCGTTTGTTAATTCAGGAAATTTTGCCCTTAATTCAGGGCTATACCACATTTTATTGTTTAATCCATTGATTATTTTTGCCCTTTCAATCCCTCTTGCTTTACCATATATATTGGTCAATTGTTCTTTCATCAATAATTCAATTGATGGATCAATTTGAGTAAATGTAACCCAACCCTGTTGGTAATGAACCGTGTGACCAAATTCATGTGCCATTACATTTGCAATCGTTTCTGATCCGTGTCTTTTTACATCAATTTCAATTAAATTATTAAGGGGTTGAAAATTACTTCCTTTTGCTGTTGAAACTAATGTTGGTTTTCTTTTTAATAATGAAAGATATTCATCATTTATTTGAACACCTTTTGGAACAATTTCATCCCAATTGTTGGGCCTCATCGCTTCTTTTTGTGTCTCTGCCTCTACGATTGCTGTTTCAGCAACAACGGTTGCAATGACTTCCGGTGCCAATAATGCTGATGAAATTGCATCCACTACCTCTGCCTCAGCCATTCCGAATCCAATTCGTGTGATTGGTTTGCCAATTGTGTTTGCTCCTGCCTTTGGTAATACAATCATTGAACAACGGCAATTGATCCTATTGCTTGCTGATGCACTTGGATCACCCGGTCTTTGTAATGATTCGCCACCAACTGAAAATTTGCTATTGAATGGAACTACCTGACCATTTGCTGCACGATGTGCATCACGCACCCTTGCATCATAACCTGATTTCCACGTTTTGGTCATATCGGCACCCGGAAACAAATTCAATGCCGCCTGCTCTGTTGCATAATTGGCTGCATTTGTTGCCTCAGTCCGTACAATTCTGCGTGCCTGATAATCTGCTAAATGATCAAATCTTTGTCGCAACATTTTGGCTTGAACCTTTTCGCCTGCTGACATAAATATCGGATCAGACATAAATTGGCGAATTGTATTTGTCAATGTTGCCTGTGCTGTCGATGAAACCATAATTGCACTTTGTGTTCCAACCTGATTTCCCATGAATGCAAATGCGTTGGCCCAAATGGATTCCATATTACCCGGATCGGCTTTTGGCATATATTTTTCAACATTGCGTGAATACCAATTGGCAAATTGCAAACCGATTTTTGAATACATTCCCTCATACATCGCAACATATTTGCTATCCTGAAAAAACTGCTGTGCTGTTGCTGTGGTCATTGATTTGATTTTTAAATACAAATCAATTGCATCATTATATTCTGCCTTGTAAAACTCCGTGAAATCCTTGATTGATGTGCGTTCCGCTTTGCTCAATTCCTTTTCGAACTCATCCGGCCAATTGTCTTGTGCCTTTTCCTCTTTCGGTGGATTGAATAGATTACTACAAACAGCCACACGTTGATCAATGGTGCCAAAATCATTGACAATATTAGGATCAACAACACAACGGCCCATGAAATCATTTTGGCTTTCACCTTCAAATGGTTTAGGCAATGGCATATTTAGTCAATTTTTAGTGACTTTGGATTTTCCAATGATGGCATTGATGGATTCTGTGCCATCAAATTAGCAGGGATAAAATAATCGTCCATGAACGCATTTTCTTTGTCCATTGCGTAATTCATTGCATCACGTTTTTCGTTTGGTGTAACCCACCACGCATTTGCTAATTGTGCAACCAATTTATCCACTTCCTCCTGCATTTCGCTGATAGCTGTGAAATCAAAGTCAATGAAATATTCATCACCTTTGCCGTATTTTGGTGCCAACCAACGATTCAATTCATCACGTATTTTGATCAATTCAGGAATCACCGCATTCTGATACAATGCCTTTTTGGCTTCCTTCATATTGTTGTATGTAGATGAATCCGTGTTGTTTAACAACTGAACCGGGATATTGTAGATATTACATAAATCCTTCACCGTTCCATTGTATTGCTCAATCAATGACAAATCTGATGCATTTAAACCAAAATTCACCCATGACAAATCTTTTGGTGTGATGATCACATCACCTGCGTTTCCTGCTCCCTGATAATTCTTTCTGAATTTGTCTTTTAATGCCTGTGCTTGCACCTCAGTCAAATTACCATCCTTTGAAATCAACATACCACGTGATGTTTGATTCTGCAAATATTTTAATCCGGTGGTCACGGCTTCATTGTTGGCCGATAAAACACGTAGGCCGGCACGCAAAGGTGATTGGCCATATAGGTTTGAACCGCTGCTGTCGTAATCCGGATTAAAATCTTTAATGTGGCAAATGTATTCAGGTGGAACCTCAATCATTGAATTGTACTGAATTTTGTATCCTGCCACCGGTTGCATCACACCACCTGAAACAATTTCAACCAATTGTGATGGCAATGAATATAATTCCGTGAATTTACCTTCATTTGGCCCTGAATCAGGCCCGATTCCGTAGATGTAACGATTGCCGGTAAGTTTACCGAATGCAACTAATTCACCTAACCATGCCGAAAATGATTGCTCCGGATTTGGTCGCTTCAATAATGCCTCTAATTCTGAATCCTTGACTTCTTCAAATGCTCTTTTGCGTAATATGTTGGCTTTGTACATCGCATTCCCATCCATCACACCTGATGTCATTGCCTTGTATTGCTTTGCTGATCCTTCATTTGTAACCCTGTAAACGGTCATCGGGATCGTTGTTGCTGACTTAACAATCAGGTTAATAATGGAATAAATCGTTGCATTGCGTTGGTATCCATCACGAATGTATGTGACATCGTTGTCCTCATTCATTATGATGTTAGTTCCTAGCCACGTATAAACTAATTTGTTGTATGCCGGATTTGTTCCTGTGGTCAATGCTTTGGCAATGGTCTGCCGGAATGTATCAATCAATGATGCCATCTGTATTGCTTTTTTTTCTCAAAAATAACGAATTAAACCACAAAAAAATCAGAACGATTTTTGTATTTGGTATAAACCCCATATCGGATTGCATCCATTAGGTGATT